TTCACCCTCGCCTGCAATAAGTTCACTGCAGAGAGGAAAAGAAGCCGCACGATTGGAATCCTTTAGTTTTAGCGGAGTAGTAAACACCAGCCAACCTGGCTTGCCAGTGCCCGTTGCCTACGGGCGTGTGTTTACCGGATCGGGCGTGGTCTCCAGCGCCCTCGACGTCGATCAACTGAAATGACTGAACTTCGTGGTGCTGGTGGTGGTGGCAGCGGTAGCGGCAAAAGCGGCGGCGGTGGAGTTACTGGCGGCGGCGGGTTTACTCCGTCTGAGGCAGCCGATAGTCTTCAATCAGTTCAATTTGCCTCGGTCTTAGACGTTATCTCAGAAGGCGAAATTGAAGGGATTGAGGGAGGTTTAGAAGGGATTTACCTAGAAGGTACGCCAGTACAAAACCCATCTGGTCGTAACAATTTTAAGGGATACACAGTTGTTACTCGCAATGGAACGCAAGCGCAAAGCCTGATTCCCGGTCTCAACGGTTCCGAGCGCGAGAAACTTGTCAACACCGAGTTTACTAAGGGGTTTTCAGCAACACGACAAATAACCGATGAGGACGTCGATCGCGTAAGAATTACGGTCCAATTACCCGCTCTTCAACAATTTCAAGACAACGGCGACATTACTGGTACGTCAGTCCAGCTCCGCGTAGATGTTCAATACAACGGTGCAGGGTATACCACTGCCTTTACTGACACGATTAGCGGCAAGAGCAGCAACGTCTATAAGCGCGACTACATACTCCCCCTAACCGGAGCATTTCCAGTTGACATCCGCTTAGTACGAATTACGGCGGACCCGTCTAGCGCTCGCACAATGAGCGACACCTACTGGTACAGCTACACCGAAATTATTGATGAGCGTCTGCGGTATCCCAATACCGCACTGGCATTTCTCCGTTTCGACTCTCGTCAGTTCAGTGGTGTTCCCAGCCGTAAATATCTGGTCCGTGGCATCAAAGTCAAGATTCCCAGCAACGCAACCGTAGACACAACCACTCACCTTGGCAGGCTTACCTATAGCGGCGTTTGGGATGGGACATTTCAAGCGGCAACGTGGACCAACGACCCCGCCTGGTGTTTGTACGACCTACTTATCAACAACCGCTACGGCGCATCAATCCCTGAATCGTCACTTGATCGGTACGATTTCTACTCAATTAGCCAGTATTGCAACGAACTAGTTGATAATGGGCGCGGCGGACAGGAACCCCGGTTTAGCTGCAACCTGCTGCTGAATAGCCGCGACGAGGTTTACAACGTCATCCAAGAGATGACCAGCCTATTCCGTGGCATTGCTTATTACGGCGCCGGCTCGCTGGTACTTCAGCAAGATAAACCTAGTGATGCACAGTATTTGCTGGGTCCAAGCAACGTTGTAGACGGACTATTCACCTATTCGGGCACATCACAAAAAGCGCGGCACACTACCGCAACTGTGGCGTACCAAGAATACGACACTCAAGGTGAAGTTGCTTACGAGTATGTAGAAGACCAAGACGCAATTATTAAATACGGTGTCATCAACAAAGACATCAAAGCGCTTGGCTGCTATAGCCAAGGTCAAGCGCATAGGGCCGGTAAATGGGCACTGCTATCCGAACAGAATTTGACTGAAACGGTTACTTTTTCAGTTGCAATCGATAGCGGCATCGTCTTACGCCCTGGGATGGTGGTCGATATTGCAGATCCCTTACGCGCCGGATCTCGAAGAAGTGGTCGTGTCAGCAGCGCCACGAACACGACTATCACAGTCGATAGCAACACCGATTTATCAGTCGATCTGAGTAAATCACCCACCATCTCCGTGATGATGCCTAGCGGTTTAGTCGAAACCCTGCCTATTAACGCAATCGACGTTACCGAAATCCAAGTCCTTGGAACATTTAATGAAGTACCGAACGCTAACGCTATTTGGCTAATCCAAACCAAAGATATTCAGTCTCAGCAGTTCAGAGTGTTAAACGTTGCTGAAGCTAGTGACGGGGTTTACGGCGTTACAGCCCTTGCGTACAACGAAACAATTTACGACGCAATCGAATCCGACCTAAAGCTGGAACAGCGAGACATCTCAAATCTGTCCACTGCACCAGACATCCCCACCGACATAACAGTCCGCGAGTACATCTACCAAGATGGACAGAACGTTTTTGTTGGCGCAGAAGTTACATGGCAACACAACGGCTTGCGCACAAATGAGTATCGCGTTCAATACAGAGTTGATGACGACAACATCCAAACACTTACCACTACAGCCAAGAGCGTAACCCTTAAACAAGTCCGCGCTGGAACGCTCAATGTTCAGATCAACGCTTATAGCTACCTCAATAAACCAAGCGAAACGGCTGAAGTAAATGTTGAACTTGTGGGCAAATCGGCAGTTCCCGTCGATGTTTCCAACCTATCGATCGAACCAGTAACCGCCAACAGCGCTCGTTTGCGATGGACACAATCCGCTGAACTTGATGTAAAAGTCAGCGGCAGCGTACTAATCCGGCATAGCAGCCTGACCGACGGAACTGCAACTTGGAACGACTCTGTTGAGTTAGTTACTGCTGTCGCCGGTTCAGCAAGCGAAGCCATCATCCCTTTGCTTGAAGGGGAAGTTTTAGTCAAGTTCCAAGATGACGGGGGTCGCGTTAGCGTCAATGCCACCAGTGTTTTGGTCGATCTTCCCGACACGCTTGGCGAACTGGTGGTGTTGCAACACCGAGAAAACACCCTTGTTCCGCCCTTTCCCGGAACAAAAGTCAACACGTTTTACAGCAGTGAATTTACGGCACTATCCCTTAGTGGCCAGGACTTTGATCTGATTCCTGACCTTGATCTCGTAGTAAACCTTGACTACCTCGGGCAGATTGCGAACGAGGGTGAATACGAATTCAACGAAGTTCTTGACCTTGGAGCGACATACGCTTTCGACCTTGCCCGCCACATGGTCACACGAGGCATCTTCCCCAACGACCTTGTGGACTCACGCCTCGACCTAGTGGACGATCTTGCTGACTGGGATGGCTTGGCCATTGACTCCGTCAATGCGCAGATCTTTGTTCGCACAACAACCGACGATCCTGCTGGCACCCCCACCTGGAGCAACTACTTCGAGTTTGCCAACGGGACCTTCAACGGACGTGGTTTCCAGTTCAAGGCAATCCTGTATAGCGGTGACCCGGATCAAACAATTTTGATCGACGAGCTGGGATACAACGGCACGTTCCAACGGCGGCAAGAGCAGAGCGCAACTGCGATAGCCAGCGGAACCAGCACCAAGTCAATCGCCTTTGAAAGGGCCTTCTTCACCGGGACGGCAGCACTGGGCGGCGTCAACAGCAACTTGCCCAGCATCGGTATCACTGTGCAGAACTTGGGCGATGGCGAGCGCGTCAATATCAGCAATGTGACCGGCACCGGATTCGACGTTGACGTGTTGGATAGTGGCGGAAGTAACGTCGATCGCCAGTTCAGCTGGAGCGCCGTTGGTTATGGACGGGGTGTTTAGACTCGGTAAAACGTCGTCCTAAGTAGGCAGAGGCATGTCAGTTCACGACTATGTGATCGACAACGACACAGGGGCGAATGTACGCGCCGACATAAATAACGTCTTAGCGGCGATTGTCAGCAATAACAGTTCAGCCACCGCCCCACCCACTACTTACCCCTTTATGTGGTGGGCGGATACAGCTACAGGCGACCTAAAAATCCGTGACGCCGCCAACACCAGCTGGGTGACGGTGGGCTCAATGGCCACCACCAACTTCGGCTTGGCGCCACTGGCTTCACCCAGTTTCACCGGCACAGTGACATCTGCCGGGGATATTCAGATGACCGGCACCGGCGCCATTGACGTGGCTGCTGGCACGACTGCTGAGAGACCCGGCTCGCCAAGTGCGGGCATGATCCGCTTCAATACAACCGATACGACTTTCGAGGGTTACAACGGAAGCGGCTGGGGCGCAATCGGAGGCGGAGCAACAGGTGGTGGACCAGATGCGGTGTTTTATGAGAATGGACAGACAGTGACTACGGACTACACTTTGACTACCAACAACAATGCCGTGAGCGCTGGTCCCATCGCCATCAACTCTGGTATCACCGTGACTATTCCTTCCGGTTCCAACTGGGTGATCGTCTGATGCCTATCGCAATCAATGGATCTGGAACGATTACGGGTATCTCCGTCGGGGGGATACCTGATGGCGTTGTAGATACCGATGTCATCGCAGCTAATGCCGTCACCACGGCCAAGCTCGGCACTGATGAAGCCTCAGGTCTTTGCAAGGCTTGGGTAAAATTCAACGGCACGGGCACGGCGTCTATCACTGAGTCGTACAACGTCAGCAGTCTTGTTGATAACGGTACAGGTGACTTTACGGTAAACTTTACCACGGCAATGCCGGATGCAAACTATTCTATTGTTTACGGGAATGGAGATGTGGGTGCATACATCTACAACGCTGGCACTGGTGGTCAACTTGCCGCTTCATGCGATGTAAGGATTTTCGTCTCTACTACCGCTGCTGCTACTGATGGAAGTACCAGCACCTGCTTTGCCATCTTCCGTTAAACCCTACTTTTCTTGAACCATGACCAACCAACGAATCATCTACACCAACGAGTCCGGCGGGGTCTCCGTGATCGTCCCCACTGGTGACGTTTCCGCCTGCATCAAGGATGTCCCCGAGGGCGTCGAGTACGAGATCATCACCACCGATGAGCTGCCCCAGGATCGCTACTTCCGCGACGCTTGGGTCAAAGGCGCTGGTGCAGCTGTCGAAGACCTTGTTAAATGCAAGGAAATCGGTCACGAAAAGCGTCGCGCTAAGCGTGCTGAAGAATTTGCACCGTATGACGAAGTAATCGCCAAGCAAATCCCTGGCGAGGACGCAGCGGCTGCCGAGGTGGAACGGGTCCAGATCCGTGAGAAGTACGCATTTGTGCAGGAATCTATTGATCTGGCTACCACGCCAGCAGAAATCAAAGCAGCACTGGAGGCAGCCTGATGTCTTTGCGACTCAACGGCTCTACCTCTGGTTATTCCGAGATCGTCGCACCTGCTGTCGCTAGTGAGCAGACGTTCACGCTGCC